GACTGCTGAAGGCGCGTTGTTTGTACACGTTGAACACCCGAAACACGGCGTTTGATGGTGATGGATTGTCAAGAACACCACCGTTGCCGTCAAGCAAAATCGGCAATTTCGGATCCGTGCCGTCGTCGAGTACTGCTTGCTCACGTTTTGTTGGATCGACTGCTTGTTTCTTTGTGTATCCAGCATCCAAAAGCCTGAGCGCCCAACCATCTCGCTGCAACGCCATGGTAAAACGCACCGTTCGGAATGCTGTGCCGTTGCGTTCCTCTTTCGCACCAACGGTCACCTTTTGCATCTTTGCGCAGCCAATGGCAATAGTGATACCATCGACCGTAAACTGATCCGAATTGACGGCGTCTTGGTAGTCCAGAATCCATGATGGAACAACGGCCAAATTCTTTTCGACGGTCACAACACGGCGGCTGTCGTCAATGCTCGCCGGTGGGTCGAAAAACTCGCCTGCTGAGTTTGTAATGCCATCCCCGTTTCGATCTTCCACAGCCACCCGCTGAAACTGCTCACTGTCCCATGTGATGCGGGCCACGTCGCTTGTTGGCGTTGTGGACAACTGCCGCTCACTCGAATACGACGCAGTCACCTCCCAAATACGCCAGCCGCGAACGCAGCGGACTCGCAAATCTGTGCAATATGCCGTGCCGTCTCCGGGGTGCGTATTGCCGATGATTGGCAGGCTTGCGTTGCTGCCAACATTTGCCGCGTCGTCCGCGCGGGCTGATGTCGTCAGCCGAAATCCGCGCTCATATGTGCGAATTCCCTTGCTGTTGTTTGCTGTGCGGGCCTCGGCAAGTTCACCGACGTAGCTAACTGTCATATGAGAGCCTCCACCACCTGAAATTCCGCGGCGGGTTTATCGATGATTGCGTCCAGTTTATTGCCGAGGTTGGCATTCATTTTATTGACGGCGTTGACCTGCGGGTCACCACTGCGGTTCATTGCCTGCACAATTGCGGAGTACGCTTCAGCGCTGCCCTGCTCCATTGCTGCTGTCAACTGCGGTTGCATTGTTTTGTCTGGTGTTGGTGGCTCTGCCATCACAGGTGGCGCTGCAGCCGCTTTTTCCGCGAACGGTATCGGCATTGGTTCGGGCATCATTGCCTCTGCGATTTTGTCGGCCAATTGTGCGCCGGCTGGGCCGAGTTCTGGCGTAATAAATGCGGGCATTTCCAATGTCTGCCGCTGCAACGCCGGACCGATCTGCAGCACTTCATCAGACAATCCTAATGCGTACGCCAATTCTTCGCCCAACTGACGACTGGACGCCTCTGCACTTGCCAGCATATTGCTGACCTGAATACCTATATTTTGCACCATTACAGATGCAGCGTCCACAATGTAATTCAGGGCAGCGGTTGAATAATCAACAACAGTTTCCCACATTGTGCCAAATGTCAAACCAAGGTTTTGGGCCAGCACTGCAAGCACCTTACCAATTGTTGCCATCTGCGGGCCGAATCCAATCGCCCAATCCAGCAACTCGTTGGCTATTGGCAGCAAGGCTGTGCCAATCGTCACTCCGAGTTGCTTTACGTTATCCACAAACGTGGAAAACTTGCCAGCCGTGGTGGTGCTCAATTGCTCCATCAGCCCATTGAATTGTCCGCCATCTGCGGTCATTGATTGAAACGCAGTTTGCAACTGTGGAAATCCAACTTTGCCGGCCTCAACCAACTTCTTGACTTCCGACTCTGCAACACCCATGGTTGACGCGAGTGCGGAAATGACGGGAATCCCGCGGCCGGTCAATTGGTTGATGTCTTCGCCGAATAGCCGGCCCTGCACCTGTGCTTTACCGTAAATTTCCGCCAGCTCGCCAAGTGGCATGCCGACACCTGCGGCCACATCGCCCAGCATTCGCAGCGTCCCCACGGCTTGCTCTGCCGGCGTTCCAAAGGCCACCAGCGATCGGGCGGCCTCTGCGATTTCGCCAGACTCAAATGGTGTTTCTGCAGCAAACGTGCGAATGTCGGCCATCAGGGCTGCGGCTGTTTCAGCAGATCCGGTGAGTACACGAAACTGCACGCCCAGCGTTTCGACATCGGCGGCCATCTTCAGCAACCCACCAACTCCGGCTGCGCCGCCAAACCCAGCCATTAACCCCTTAAAGGACATCATGCGGGATAACGCGCCGCTAACCATTCCGCCTGCAGATTTTGCCCAATTACTCAGCATTCCAGTGGCCCGAGCCAACCCACTGCTCAGCATGGCGGTGTTTGCAGACAAATTGACAACCAAATCACCCAACGCGGCCAAAGGATGCTCCAATCATTTGCAGCGCGAAGGCGACAGCGTCGGCACTTGCGGCAGGCGGTTCAGGATTGTCCTTCCAGTATGCAAAATCGTTTGGCGTCAACTTGTCGCCTGTCGTTGATTTCACGCCAACAGCATTCGCTACGACGGCTGCCAGCATTGCCAAAATGTCGGCTGCGCCACGTCCGCCGATAGGCTCAACGCGGTCCTTTGCCTGCCATTCCATAAATTGCTGTGGTGTCATATTGTCCAGCATTTCATCAACGTCTGTTGTGTGTGCAACATGCTCAGCGAGACGCAGGGCTGTCATCCTCCCTGCGTCGTGTCGGAGTTTTTTTCGATGGTTTTCAGATCAGATTCACGAGCACCGGACAACTCCAATGCTTTATTGACGATCCGCTCTACAATCGCTGCTGATGTACTGCCGATTATATCGAAATCCGCTCGCGTGAAAATCGGCGTGCCGTCGTCACTGCGGCAGCATTTGACCACCAATCGCTCACGCACCAATTTGACGTTTGTGTTCGGCTTGCCGTCTGGCCCCTGCTGCTCGCTTTGAAACTGAGTCCATTCGCGAGCGGTCATCGGCCACACAGGCACCACCACGCCTTCACCGAGTTCCGGCAATGGCACATCAACAGGTTTCGGCCGCGGCGCCGTTCGCAGCAACTCAGGTGTCAATATCGTTCGCGTCATTATCACTGCCTCCGGTTAAAGCTAAATGCATTTTGTCTTGTGCGGCTTGCGCTGCGTCGATTTGTTCGGGACTCATGCCGCATGCCACGCGGCACTCATCGTCAATCGGCACAGCCTCGCCGTTTTTGACCAATCGCACGCAATCCGTTTCCGGGTGTTCGTGCTGGTCAATCAAGGTGCCGGCAGCCACGCGCCGCCGGCCATTGATCAGCGTGATAAGCGGACTTCGCCACGAATCGGCAACGTGCAAATCACGAGTCGTTTTACATTTCATGGATCACCTACGTGGGGAAGGTTGGGATGCCATCAATCTTCAGTGTGACGGACGCCCGCAAGCCATCGGCTGCCTCGCCAGTCAGCTCAAACCCGATGCCCGAGGACACAAAGCTCAATTCCGTGCTGGACGTGTTTGGAAAAATCATCTTCCAGTTTTTGTCGTTCGGCAGTCCGTTGGTCGTCAGGTGCCCGGCCGTGATCAGGTCTGTCAGGTCTTGATGCCCTGCCAGTGCAGGATCCCATAGCAGATCGAGTGTAACACTGCCGCCTTCGGCGTATCCGGTGGGATCGTACGGAATGCCCACCGAGCCATCCAGTGTTCGCGATTCGTAGGTCTCGGTTTCAGTGCCACTGACTGAAAAGCCAGTGACCTGTGCGATTGCGGCGTATGTCGTGCCGCTGGTGTTGAGTTGGATGATCGTGTTTTTGACGGGCAGTTTTGCCATTGGCTTTCACTCCTTATGGACTGTACTGGAAATCGTAATCAAGGGTAATCACGTGCACGCCGTTATCTGAGCCATCGGCTGCAGGCTCGTAGTCGTGAGTCTCGTCGTTGAAGATTGCGGCCCGCACGGTAAATGTTCCGGCCGCTCCGCTGTAATCTGTCAGCCTAGTTTTTACTGCTTCGGCCAGTGATTGCGCCTCTGGAAATGTGCGGCCCTTGCAATCAATGTCCACGACGATGCCGCGAAGATTGCTGGTAGTGCTGTCAAGTGACAAATACTCTTCGCTGCTCAACTGGCTGAGAATCAAATAGGGCACAGCCGCCCGCTGCGGTGCCTTGTTGATGTAAATGCGAGCACCGACGATCGCAGAAATAGCCGACGTGTTTACCAGTAAATTCAAAATGCCGCCAATCATTTGCGCCGCCCCTTTTTTGCTGCCCGCTCTGCCTCGCGTTTGATGCCGACAGCCACCCATGTGCGAATAATGGTTTTCATGCCGCCTGCTGCACGAGAAACGATCACATCGATGGGTTGTGATTGAGCAGGCATGAAGCCGCGATTGGCTTTCATTTTGCCCGTATCAATGCGGGTCGCCTTACCCTTCCATCCGCGTCGGCCACGCCTGCCACCGACTCGCTTGCGTTTGGTGCCCGTGTATCGAGTATCTGTGCCCAAAAACCACCAATGCACGTTGCGTGCGTCAATACCAACGCCGGGCCTGCCTTTGCGTTCCTTTTGTGTTGTGGCACGGCTGCGGCCAACGCCTGCGCCAACCTTTGCTCCGGGCTCGCCTTTGTTGAATTTCTTTTTCTTTGCACGCCAGCCGATTGCCCTACGTACGCTTTTGTATCGGCCGGGCACCGATGCTTTCACTTGCTTTGCTGCGTATTGCGCTGCCTTGTTGATTGCCGGCTGCATTGCCTTGTACGGCACATTGCCTGCCATCATTCGCAGGCTGGCGATGATTTGTGCAAGCCCGGACACTGTCGGCATTGCCTTCATGTTGTCCGCCTCCTGCACTGGAACTCTACAATGTCATCAGCCAGATCCACATTAACGACACTGAGAATCTCGTAAATCGTGCCGTCGTAATTTATGCGCATCGCAGGCGTTGCCTGTTCAAGCGTTCTGGTCCATGGACAACGAAAAACAGTGTCCACGGTTGATTCCACTTGTTGCACTTTCCAAAATTCGCGCCCACCTCTGGTTTGTGCGGTCGCCCATGCTGTCGCGTATGTGGTCCAGTTTGCGTCGGTGTTGCCGT